CCAACCCATTCTCCGAATTGGTATGGAATCCCGCTGGACTTCATTAGTTCACCAACATAATTTAATGCTGCTATACTCATTATTTCAACTCTCCAAATATTTCATTTGCACGATTCTGAATTGCACCATTCGTAGCCTTGAAGGCTTTTTCAAGCGGTCTGTTCGGTGTCTTACCATGTGTGAAGTGTCCATTTCCCTTCTTATCCTCATAATACCAGCCGCCTTTACGACCATTACCATTCACGGCATATTCGCCAGTACCGAACTCTTCCCAGATGGCATTTTCTTCTGGAGATCCAACTGTTGCTTCTAATTCAGATTCATCGACTACATAAGTGTATGAACCCCTTGTCTCTCCAGTATCTACTCTGGATGCATTGTGTACAGCCGTCTGCACTTCTCCTGCCGCTTCTTCAAGAAATGCAATCGCCTTTTCTCTGATTGCCTTCTTGATCCGTATAGAATTGTTCTCAAACTCTACATCGGACATATTACTGACCTCCTGTGTATTTCAGATAGATTTCCAACTGCTTATGCAGTTCCATCGGATCGTCAATCACCATGATGTCATACACCTTGTCATTGATCACCATCCGACTGTTCTCCGCCTTGATGCGGCTGTCGAGCTTCTTATAGTCTGCAAGGAACACGTGCGTAGATTCCTGAATCTTAGCATTGTATGTTGTGTACTTGCTGTCTCCTGTCGATAGATCAAGATACCCTGTTATATCATCCACAGTCTCCCATGTCTTATCGCATGAACCGATGATATTCGTCTCTGTCTTACAGAGCTGAATCTGACCGGTTATATTTCCGCCAATCATCTAATCACCATCCATTTAAAATCTCGCTTTCATATACGGCTTCAGGAATCCAAGAAGTGACTTTGGGTATCCCATAAGCGAATTATCGCCATCCATGTTGAAATACGTCACAGAATGTCGGCTAAGTGTCTCCGACTGAATACCGACCTTGTCCCGGTTCTCGATATCCCATTTCAGCATATTGGCTACACCGAGCTTCACATCCATAGGATATTTGACCTTCGTTACAAGTACACATATTTCATCCGAAAGTGGCTCATCAAAATCCATATGTGCATTGTCCATATCAATGCCCTTAATCACATACAATCCATCGTTATACAACGATTCCGATATTTGTACGGTGTCACCCTCTGCAAACAGATTCGATGCACCCTGTAGCACTCCGCTCTTGACCTCTGCATTAAATCGTCTGTTTCTGTCTTGGAAGTTGTTATTTGTATACTTCCGTATAAGGAGCTCCAGCGCCTGAAGCTTTGCTTCAAGCACCGAATCCTTTGCAGTAATATCGATATATGATTTCAACTCTTCAACGGTCATAATCATATGATCACCGCCTTACTGCTGCTCTGTGACAGTATATCCGTCGTGTTCCTTAAACCAAGATGCCATGCGCTCGCTCTCGATCACTGCCTGTCCGTTTGCGAACTGGACGCCACCGGCACCAACTCCGCAATAAGCAGGCGCATTGTTAACGACTACAAGCCACTTTACAGCCTTTGTCTCTTCTGCCTTTGTCTCTGTCTTTGCTGGCATATTTATCACCTATCCTCTCTGCTTACGCAATCTTGATGTTACGAAGTACACCTGCATGCTGTGTATTCTTCAACACGGTTGCAGCGATCATCTCGACCTCTGCGTCCTTTACTGTTCCCGGCTTGCTGAAATCAGGCAGGTACTTGTTGATAACCGAACCACCATTCAAGCTGATGCCATGGAAACCATCGTTCACATCGAACTTGACTGTATAGATGTCTGTCAGTCCTGTTGTTGCTGTCTCTGCTGATCCGATCTTTCTGCTGATTCCCTTCTTTACAACCGAATTTGCGGTCGCATCGCTTCCGCTCACAGTATAATGATTCTGCATGTCAACGAACTTGACACCATCCAGCGTTGTAATACGCTTTCCGAATGCTTCTTCGCTCTCTGTCTTATAGCCGAGCACACGAGCAACAGTCTGGATCTTTGTAATCATCTCTGTGTTCGTAAGAACAGCATCTGCAGCGGTTGTCTGGATCAGAAGCGAAAGTGCTTCATAGAACTCGTCCGCATTTGCCTTGATCTTGTCAATTGTAGACAAGTCAATGGACTTGGATGCTCCATACTCTGTTGCTGTTCCTGCAAGCATAGAATCCAGTCCCTGAAATTCTGGATGATCTGTGGATGCAGTTGTAGTTGCATCACCATTGATCAGTGTATAGTGGAATAGAGAAACAATCGCCTTGATATGTTCCTCAATCTGGTATGCAAGGTTGTCGAAGTTTCCTGCCACCATATTAAGCACTCTGTCCATCTGTACAGCGCCGCCCATAATAGCAAGGTTTGCTTCGCACTCCTGCTTTGTAGCTACAGAGTTTGTATAAGAACCGCCAAGCTTACGGAATTCTGCTGTAGCTGGAAGCACCTTTCTAAGATACTTGTATTTCATTGTTGAGCCACCGCCTGATGCAGATACACAATCGTCAAACGGAAGCATCTGGAGCACGGTAGACTGTCTCAGGAAGATATCCACGATCTGTGAGAATACCTTATCGCTCATACCCTTCTTCATTTCTTCTAATGTCATTGCCATAGTATTTCACCTTTCCTTTCTTAGCCGTTCGTTGCGGCTTCATACTGCTGTTTCAGCGCTTCTGCTAAATCCTTAGGCTCTGCAGAACCGCCAGCCGGATCTCCCTTGTCCAGCTTATTCTCAATAATCTGTCGACTTCCACCTTCAGAACTCTCAAAGTGTGTTGGGAACTGCGTCTTGAGAGTAGTGAGCATATCATCCCATCCTTTGATGTTGCCATCATCGTCGATTTTGAGCTCTTCGCCCTTCTCTTTCAGCATCTCCTTGATCTTGAAGGTCATATAATCGGTATCATCCGTCTTGGCTGATAACAAAGCGACTTTCAAAGCGGAGCTGACCTTTGTCTCTTCCAGTTCCTGCTGCAAGCGGGCATTCTCCGTCTCATACGTTGAAATCTTCTGCTGCATACCTTCATCACCCTTGGAAGCCTTCTTCAGTTCTTCAATGAGCTTATTTGCGTTGCCAATCTCCGTGTCTTTGCCGTTGATCAGACCATTCAATCTCTCGGTTTCGGAATCATACTTCTCTTTACTGATGTAATTTCCTTCCGACAGATCCGCAAATCGAACATGCTTGAGCTTGTCCTCTTCCTTCGAGTTCTGCTCATCAATCTTCGCCTGCACCTGTTTGTACAGTTCTTCTCCTAACACATCTTTCAGTTCCATAGTTTCCATCCTTTCTTGACTTTAATCGCAGTCACGCATGGCAGTTATCACTCTTGCCGGAGTAAGTATTCGTCACAGTTTAATCGCCTTAAGCCGATTTTGGGCATAAAAAAAGACCACGTTTTAATCATGGTCTAAATTACATAATTATTTTGTTACATAGAAAAAGCACCCTGCTACTGCGGAGTGCTTTCTCTACTTTAATACTCTATCAAGATTTATGGTTGATTCTATCCAAACAGCATCAACCTCATAATCATTAAATACTTTTATCGTATCATCACTATTTTTATAAATCTTCACTACTGATCCGTCAACATCTACAAGTGGATCGCCAGAGCTTAAATTACTAATATTCTGTTCAATTTTATTGCAAGCTTTTTTGAACTCTTCATTACTAGCTTCTTTGCAAATATTATATTCAAACATCTCAATCACCACCCAATCCTAACTCTCTATTCACATTTGCGTTTGTTTTGGTTGCAGTATCATAAATATCTCTGATTGCTTCATCCCTGGTCATTCCCTTCCTTTTCATCTTAGAAGAGATGAGTTCTTCAAATGTCTTATTAGGCCTTTCTTTTTCCAACTGTACCCGTGTTGCTTCATCTGCCATCAAGCTTCTGGCTTCCGTCCGTATTCGATTTCTAGCTTCAAAAGCCTGTCTAGCTTGTTGTTCGATTGGAAGATTATTATCTATAGTACCTTTTATCTTTGAAACTTCTTCAATATACTTCTTACGAACATCT